TCCGGCGCCTATCAGTTCATCCAACCGACCTGGGAGCATTACGCGACCCTGGCCGGGTACGAGGAATACGCGGACGAAAGGGCTTACAAAGCCCCGCCAGCCGTACAGGATGCCGTATTTTGGCGAACCTACTGGAAAGGAAAGGGGAAACACCATTGGAGCTCCATACACGCCCTGACAATCGGGGCGAAAGTCAAAGACTGCGCGTAACCGCCTGGGCAGCCATGTTCGGTTTCCTGGCCGTGCTTGGCTTGCTAGGTCACATCGAGGGAATACAGTAAACACACGGCGGCTGGGGCCCACACGCTACAAGCGGACGAGCCCGACCAGGTCGGGCCCCCAGCCGCCCCAACCAAGGGGAAACGGTATGGCTATGCAAAGCATCGGAGGGGAACACCTCCACACAGAAATAGTCCGAATGGGCAACACCGTCCAGGCCTGGATCGAGGACGGCCGCAACATCACACACGTCATGCTTGACCAGGCCCAGGCTGCCGACATTGTGCGGAAACTCGGGGAGGTGCTGACCTATGACCTTCATGACGCGTGAAAACCGCTGGGCCTGCCACCTATGCAAAACCACGGGCACAGGTAACTACCTGGCCTACAAGCGGCACTACATCGAGGCACACAGCGACCTGGAGGCCGAGCGATGAGCTTCGACCTGAAAGACTACGTAACCGTCGCCGAACGTATGCGGGCCTTCTACAAGGCCTACCCGGAAGGATCCTTGCAGCTCGAACCCGTCCAGATCACCACGGTCGAGGGCAAAACGTGGGCGATAGGCCGGGCCTATGCGTACCGGGACCGCACAGATACCACGCCTGGTATCGGTACGGCATGGGAAATCATCCCGGGCCTCACGCCGTACACGCGGGGCAGCGAGATCCAAAACCTGGAAACGTCCTGCTGGGGCCGTGCCCTGGCCGCTATCGGTATTGGGATCGAAAAAGGCGTCGCCACAGCTGACGAAGTGCGGGCCGCTAAGGCTCGGGAAGGAGGCTGGGAACGGGGCACCGCAGCTCCCGATAATGACCCGTTCTACGATAAGCCACCGCCCCCGCAGGGCACATACCCTCGGCGCATAAACGACAAACAGGTAGGCCTATTGCGTGGGCGGTGCCGTGACAAGAACATCCCAGACGACCAGGTGGTTCAGGTGATAAACGCGATTCTCGCGCTGAACGGCGTCACGCCCATCACGGTCATCAAGGAGCTCGACAATCACGGGCTAAACGCTGTCCTCGAAGGCCTCGACAAAGTCGACACGGTCGAGGAATACCTGACCGGGTAAACGTCTAGGGCCGAGGCATACCAGGACCGGCGTAGTTAGCACCTGGGAGGCGGCTTCGTAGCATGACGGAGGAAGCACTACGACCGCGAAGGCCCGACCAGGTAGGGCGAAGTATGTCTGTAAACGCAACCACAACTAGGCCGGGATCGGGCCACCGCCCGAGCCCGAGACCGGCCGTAACATAAGGGGAAACGATGAGCAAAGAGGAATACGACGCACATTGTCGCAAGCCCGGATGCAGCTGCGACCACATGGACTGTTACCGGGGATGGCGAGATCGAGGCGACACCACCGCGCCCTGTCAATGGTGCAGGCCCAGCACACACAGTCGATGGGTCAAGTACCTAGACGCAGTAGCCAAGGGCTACCCAGTCGAGGCACGGCACCGTATCCTCCGGGGGGAGGGTCTACCAAATGCCGGATAACCCGCGACGTACAAAGGGCTACCAGGCATGGGTAAGGCAGGTACTCGAACGCTGCGAACCCGTGTGCATCAGGTGCGGATATCCAGTCGATATGTCACTCCCCCGAAACCACCCCCAAGGCCCAAGCGCCGACCACGAGCCACCCCTGATCGAGACCGGGGAGGCCACCCCATCCCTCGACGGGGCAGGGATCGCACACCTCGACTGCAACCGCAGCCATGGAGGAAAACTCGGAGCCTCACGGGCCACACAGCCACGTAGCCGTTCTTTAGAGACCACAACCAACACTCCCGCCGCCCCCTCGCTTCTTTCTCCCCCAGGGCCCGGAAAACGCCAAAACGTGCCATCCCGTCCCAGATACCACCCGGACGGATTCGCATTACCCAGACTCGAAACGGCGCAGCCTGCGACGGTCCGGGGGTCCTACGGGGAGGCTGCCGAGGAGTGGCTGCGCGACGTTTACGGGATGCAGTTGCGGGCCTGGCAGCGTTACGCCCTGACTCGGGCCCTCGAACACGACGAAAATGGGCAGCTCGTGTGGCCTACGGTCCTGGTCACGGTAGGGAGACAAAGCGGGAAGTCGTTTCTTAGCCGGGCCGTGTGTATGTGGCGGTTACATAACGCGGAGCTCTTTGGCGAAATGCAAACGATCCTCCATGTTGCTAACCGTCGCTCGACGGCCATGGAAGTCATGAGGCCCGCAGGCCTATGGGCGTCGGAGCGTTACGGCAAACGGGCAGTCAAGTGGGGGAACATGGAGGCGGGGATCGAGATACCGACCGGCGACAGGTGGCTAGTTCACGCCGCAAACGAGTCGGCAGGCGTCGGCTACTCGTGCTCTTTCGTATTCGTGGACGAGGCCTGGAAAGTGAAACGGGAAGTAGTCGACGACGCCCTCGCCCCGACGATGGCCGAACGCAATCAGCCGCAGCTCTGGCTAGTTTCGACCGCCGGTGACTCGACCTCGGACCTCATGACGGCATACCGTCAGCGGGCCCTCGACCGGCTCGGCGACAAGGATCCTGGGGCCGTGCTACTGCTCGAATGGTCCGCCCCACAGGATGCCGACCCCGACGACGTCGAAACGTGGCGGTACGCCAGCCCGGAATGGTCCGACCGCCGCGAAGCCTTCCTACGGCAACAATGGCAAAACGTCGAGGAGTCCGCCTGGCGCCGCGAATACCTGAACCAGTGGGTAATCAGGTCCGACCATTGGCTACGTGACTCGTGGTGGAAAGAAACCCATGATCCGGTTGACTTACCCGAAAATGCGCAGTGGAACGTAGCCGCCGAAGCCGACTTCGATGGCATGGGCCACGCCGTAGCCATAGCCGCCGTCGACGGCGACAAAGTCGTCATACGGGTAACAACCCACCGCACGATCCGCGAAGTATCGGATCGGATAACCGAAATCAGGAAACAGCACCCGCGCACCGTCGTCGCCGTGACCCCCGGCTACCTGGATCGCATCGAGGCTCACATTGACCAGGTGGTCGGGCAGCGCGAAGCCGCCACCGCGACACAAAACCTCCTCGACCTATTCGACCGCCGCGCCATCGCCCACAACGGCGACCAGGTCCTACGCGAAGCCTTCGCAGCCTCAACCATCAGCCGTAGACAAGGCGGTTGGGTAATCACGGCACCCATGGGCGGACGAGGAGTGTACGCGGCCCGCGCCGTCATGTTCGCATGTGCCATGGCATCGAAAACACCGAAACCTGTTGCCATGATTCGATCACGGCGACGCGCATAAACAGCGCACACGCTCGACCCGAGTTACACCTATGGTATTAGCGCACTATCATTACGGCGTGGCGTTTCCCCGTTCACTCCGGATCGTGCGGGACCAGGCCGACATAGCCGCGAGGGCAGCCTCTCGGGCTACGGTCGAGGTCCCGCACGTCCGTGAAGCATCCCAACTCATGCAAGCGATCCTTGCCGCGAACGGATCCACCATCAGCAAAACGACAGCTCTGCAGGTCCCGGCCCTGTCGAAAGCGTTACAGACCTACACCCACACCATTAGCGCCTTTCCTCTGCGCGAATACCTGGACAATGAGCAGCAAATCGCGCGGCCTTTCCTTCGCCAGCCATGCCCGGACACGACCTACGCCGCGATCATGGCCCGCCTCGTGTCCGACCTGTTGCTTTACGACCAGGGATGGTGGCGTGTCACATCCAGGACGTGGGACGGATTCCCCGCAACCATCGTGCGGATGCCACCCGACGAGATCCTCATCAGCTCCGGCACATCCGTCAGCCCAAGCAACACAACCGAAATCGACCCCGTCCAATACTCGTCGTTTCAGGTGCTCTGGAACGGTTTCCCCGTGCCCGAGCGCGACGTAATCCGTTTCGACGGTGATGGAAACGGCGGATGGCTCAAGACCGGCGCCAACACCATCAACACGGCCGCAGCTCTCGAAGCCGCCACACTCAACTACGCCCAAAGCCCGCTACCGTCCGTTGTCCTGAAAAACAACGGCGCCGACCTGCCCGCCGACCAGGTCGATGACCTGTTAGGTGCGTGGGAAGACGCCCGCGCCGCTAGGGCCACCGCCTACCTGAACTCCACCATCGACGCGAACATGCTCGGCTGGAACGCCTCCGACCTGCAGCTCGTCGAGGCCCGCAACGCCGCCGCCATCCAAATCGCCCGCCTCGCCAACCTGGATCCGATCTGGACCGGGGCAGGCGTCCCCGGATCTAGCCTCACCTACTCCAACCGGGTCGACCTGTACCGTCAGCTCCTCGACACCGCCCTCACGCCCATCATGCGCATGATCGACGAGCGACTAAGCCTCAATGACGTCACCCCGCGCGGACATACCGTGATGTTTGATACGTCCGTGTTCCTGCGCGGCAACCCGACCGAAATCGCCGGCATTATCCAAACCCTGTTGCCTCTCGAAGTGCTCAACCTCGACGAAGCCCGAAACCTGCTCGACCTACCGACCCTGGGAGTTCAGCCGTGAGAACGTGCCAAATCGACACCGAAATAATCATTCTGTCCAGGGAGGAAGGCGAGGACGGGGATATCGTCGCCATCGGTCAAGGCCGAGCCGTCCCCTACGACACGCCCACCCTGGTCGGCGGCATCGAGGAAAGCTTCGCCCGCGACGCATTCAGCACCGCCGACGTCATCGGCAAGCCTCTCGCCTACCGGCACGGCGAACCCGTCGGCATCATCACAGGCGCGGAAAACCGCGAGGACGGCCTCTACATCGACTTCGAGATCGTCAACACCGCACAAGGCCGTGACGCCGCAACACTAGCCCGCACCGGCGCGAGCCGCGGCCTGTCCGTCGGATTCCAACCCGTCAAGTCCGCCTGGAACCGCGCCAAAACCGCCGTACAGCACCAGGCCGCCCAGCTCATGGAAGTGAGCCTCACCCACATGCCCGCATACGCCACCGCAGGCGTAAGCGCAATCCGAGAAGGAGAACCAATGTCCGAGACCATGGACACGACCGAGGTGGTCTCGGTCGACACAGAGGCCCGCGAGGCCCTGGCCGAGGTGCGTGAGCACATCGCCTCAATCGAGGCCCGTGCATTCACCGCCGAGCCGGTCCACCCGCTGGCACAGTTCCGCAGCTTCGGCGAATACTCGAAGGCCGTCCTCGCGGGCGACGTCGAGTCCCGCGCCCTGGCCGACCAGGTGACCGCCAATAACCCAGGCGTCATGCCGCCCGTGTGGCTGTTGCAGGTCAAGGGCATCATCGACCTCGGCCGCCCGGCCATCACCTCAGTCGGTGGCCCGCAGTCCGCAGGCGCAGCCGGAATGGAAATCAACTGGCCGTACTTCGACGGCGACCTCCTCGCCATCGTCGAGGCGCAGGCCAACGAGAAGGACGAAGTTAACTCCGTCGAGATCAACATCGAAAAGGGCGACGCGACCCTCGCCACGTACGCGGCCGGTAGCGATATCTCCTACCAGCTGTTGCAGCGTTCCAACCCGTCCTACCTCGACGCCCACAACCGCATCATGGCGGCGTCGTACTCGACGGTCACCGACCGCAAGTTCACTAACGACCTCTGGACCGGGTCGAACAACACGAACATCTACGACCTGTCGGCCGACACCACCGGCTCGGTGTTCCGTGAGCGCGTGTTCACCGCATCCATGGAGGTCGAGGACGCCACCGGTGCCCCCGCGTCCGTCGTGCTCGTGTCCACCGCCCTGTTCACCAAGATCGGCGGATGGTCGACGTTCATCCCGGCACCGTACAGCCCGAACAACGTTTCCGGCGTTGCCACGGCATCGACCCTGCAGGTCGAGGTGTCCGGGCTCCGCGTCGTCCGCGCCAAGTGGCTCGACACCGACGCAGACCGCCACGCCATCGTTCTGAATGGTGAGGCAGCCCGCTGGATCGAGGATGGCCCCCGCCTCGCCACCGCAGAGAACGTGGGCAAGCTCGGCCGCGATATCGCCATCTACGGTTACGGTGCGACCGCCGTCTACCTGCCTGCTGGCGTCGTCCGCCTGGCCGAGAACTAAACCGAAGGAGAGTAGGGCAGCACAATGGCACTCGTTGACGGGCAGGAGCTCGCGGACGTCCTCGATCTGGACTACGCGACCTACGATGATGCCCTCGACCAGGTCGCCGAGGCGGCCGACGACATTGTCGCTGCCCTACTCACCACGGCCGCAGTCACATCCGAACCGGCCGCGTGCAAAGAGGCCGCCCTCGCGGTCGCTGCCGAAATCTGGCAGGCCCGCACGGCGTCCGGCGGCCAGGCCGTATCCGTCGACTTCACACCAGGGCCCTACCGGCTCTCCGTGTGGCTCACGAGGCGCATCCATGCCCTCATAGGGCCATACATGAAAGTCCAGGGAATGGTCGGATAATGACTGACCCGATCATTACGGAGTCACGGGGTGACCTGTCGACCGCGTTCGCGGGCCTCGGCCTGAACGTGTACGACTATTCGCCGCCTGTGCCACAGCCGCCATGCGTCGTGATCCTGCCGGACTCCCCATGGATCCGGCCGGACCGCGTCGGCTCGAACCTGAACATCGAAGTCAGGTGGCGCGTCCTCCTGGTGGTGAACTCAAAGGCCAATAACGCACAACCGAACCAGATCGAGGAAGCCCTAGAGGATCTACTCGCGGCCGTGCCCGCCGGGTACATCGTGACCCTCGTGGGGTCCCCGCAACTAACAGACGTCGGTGCGCAGGGCACCGTAACGACCACCGAGCTTAACCTTTCGGTGCGGCTCTCAAGTTAGGAGAAACAGACAATGGCAGTTGTATCAGTCGCCGGAGCCGCGTTCACCGTGGACATCGCTTCGGTCGGTTACGAGGATCAGGTGACTTCGGGAACGATCACGTTCGAGCCCACAGTTGTCCGCACTAAGACCCTGAGCGACGTCGATTTCACCCAGACCGACCTGAACACGACCGGCTCCATCGAGTTCCTGTACGACGAAAACAGCGGCATGTACGAGGCCCTTTACACGGCCGTCGCAGCTGGCAACTCCGTCGCCCTCGATATCCGCAGCGCAAGCGGTCATTGGGCAGGTAACGGCATCATGATCGACTCACTCGAAGCAAACTTCGAGGCCGCAGGCGTCGCCACCGCGACGTTCAGTTTCACAGGTACCTTTACCTTCAGCTAACCACCTACGTGAACGGGGAAATG